TAAACAAAGAAAGAGTAGTTTGAATAATATCTAAATAACTAAGCACTTTATCCCAAATTTTAGACCCAGTTTCTTTTGCTTTTTCTTTTACTCCTTGCCAAGTATTTGTTGCTATATTTTTTAAATTCATAATTGATTCTTCTTTCTTAGTTTTTATTTTTTTATTTATAGGGTTTACAATATTATCTATAAATCCTTTTTTTATTTTACCAAAAGGTTTAACTATTGTTTGCCCTAATGCAAAAATTCTTTCTTTTATTTTATCAAAAAGTTTAACTATTTTTTGCCATAATTCAGAAATTTTTTCTTTTATTTTATCAATAACATCTAAAACAAATTTTTTTATATCTTCCCAATAAATATAAATTATTGTTCCTAAAGCTATAACAGCTGCTATAATTGCAGCTACTAACCAAGCTGGTAATCCTAATATAGTTGCTATTAATGTTATGATAGGCCATACAAAATTAACAACAACAAGTTTTAAAATCCCATAAATTAAAGTTATAGCAGGCCAAATAATATCTAATAATAAAACTTTTAAAGCTAAAAATAGAGGAGATATTGTTGAAATTGCTGCTAAAGCTCCTAATATAGCTACAATGTATGGAGAGTATTCTGCTATTTTTGACAAAAAATTTACTAATACACCTTCTTCTCCAAAAAGATCAGCTATTCCTTCCAAAAGATTTCTCATAAATGACTCTTCTGGAAATTTTTGAGCCCAAGTATAAAACATATTATAAAAAGAATCTGCTAAAGTATTTATTATTTGTTCAAGTAAAGGTGGAAAAATATCTACTACGAGATCTATTATAGTAGATATAATATCTGGCAAATATTGGGTTGCTAAATCCAAAAACCATTTTACCATATTTAAAATAAAGCCTAAAATACTTTTTAAAAACTTTCCTTTAGGATCAAAAATAGCTATTAGAAATAAAAACTTTAATAATTTAAAAAACCATCCACTCGAAGCATCTAATAATCCCTTAAATCCTTTTATTACTATATCTATAAGCTTATTATTAAATATATATTTATCATATACTTTAGAAAGTTTTGTTTGAGTTTTTCTATATTTTGGACCAAAAGTAATATTAATCCAATTAGATATACCATTAAAAAAAGATTGAACTGCAAGTTTTGCTTTATCAAAATCATCTTTTGTTCTTTTTTCTTCTTTTTCTACTCCTTCTTTAATAGATTGAACGGATTGGGAAATATGATTTAAAACATTAGAGACAAAATCCATTGATTTGGCTAATTTATCAGGAGTTTGAGGTATAATTAATGTTTCTTCCATTTTATCTCCACCTTATTGTAGGATTAGCTTTTGGAGAAGGTATAGATTTAGTATTTATTTTATTTGTTTTAACTGATTTTTCCAAATTTTTTTCCTGTTCTTTTAAATAATTTATCAATTGATTTGTTCTTTTTTTAGCTATATGATATGGCATTTTTAATATTTCTGATTCTTGTTGTTTTAATTTAAGCTCCAAAATAAATATTAAGTCTTGAATGCTTTGAAAGCTTTCTTGAGGTATTAAAGTCCAAAGGTAATAAATCGATAGGATTAATGTCTTGCCGAAGATACCTCCTCTCTGTGTTCCCACAGAAATTACAAGTCATTTCCCTTTCATCATTTATACCAAATACAATTTTATCAAAAAAAGATATTAAATCTAATAAAGCTTGTCTTGGCATTTTTTTAAAATATTCTATTTTTTCCATATCAGGTAAAGGCTTATCATTAACTTTTAATAATGACATTGCTCTAGCATATAAAGAAGCTTTACTCATTTGTTCTGTTCTTAATTTTTCTATTTCTTTTTCTTTCCAAATTTTTAATTCATATAAAGGAATTGAATTATCTTTTTTATTTTGAATTTGTTTAATTTGAGGGTAGTATTGTTTATAAGCTATATTAATGCCCTTAATTAAATCTCCTACTCTAGTTAATCTAAATTCAAATTTAGTATTTTCCCAATAATAAATAATAGGTTCCTTTATTTTTATTTTTTGAATTTCTTCTTCTTTTGAATAAGTAGAATAATTTACTTCTTGATTGGGGTATTTATTTTTAAGAAAATTTATCCATTCTTCTTGAGTCATACTTTCAAAAATAGGGGTTAAATATTCTTGAATTTTTTTATCTGCCTCTTCTATAGAAAAATATTTTAATGAAGATAAATCAATTTCTGTTTCACATAATTTTCTTTCACTTTCTTCTTCTTTTAACTGACAATTACACATCCATCTATGAATGTGAATAGGGGAGTTAAATTGTTGTTTTATTCCTATTAAAGTTTCCAAAAATTCTTCTAAAGTCATATCTTCTATTTTAATAGGTTCAGTAGAAACAACACAATTATTTAAAATAGTTACTATGTTTTCTAAAATATCCTCTTGTTTAGAAGTAGCTAAATTATTTATATCTTCTACTGTGAAATCATTAAAATATAAAGTTTCAGGAATACTAAATCTTCCTTTAGATTCATAATTAATTGTTACTTTACCACCTTTATTAAAAAACTTAGAAGTTTCAGAAGGCAAATTTAAATTGTTTTTTTCTTTTCTTCTTTTTTCTACTACATCAGGATTTAATATTAAATTTTCATTTTGATTCATATAAAACTCCTTTTATAATAAATTTGTTATCTGTTTTAAAATAGATTCATCAAATTTTACTTTTTCTACTGAAAAACTAGCTGTAATAGTCATAAATTCTCCACTATCATGATCAAAATTAAAATCTTCTATATTTTTTAACTTAAGTCCTTTAAGGTTTATCCAACCTGGAGCAGGAATACCTAATCTAGTTTGAGACATTACCATTGCATCTTTTTTGGACATTTCTTGATTATCTCTAAAAACAAATCTTTTTTTAGGGTCTTTTTGGTCTGAAATTACAATATCATCAAACCAACTGGCTAAATATTTTTTAACTATCCCAAGTTCAGTTTCAATAAAAGTTATTGATACTTCTTCAGGATAATTTAATTTTGAAATATATTTTTGAGCCCCCAATCCTTCATATTCAAAACTTGGAAATGGAATAGATATACTTCTAATATACAAATTAGTTATAGTATTATCCATTGATAAGGTTTTTGCTGTTGATAAAGAAAGACTTAATGATGAAGGATAAAAAAATATTAAAAATTGATTTTTATTTTGAAAATCTAATAATTCAAACCCATATTTAGGGGCTTGATTAAAAATAAAACCAGCTGCTGTTTTAGTTACTTTTAAGGCTTTATTTATAGCATTTAAATTCATACTCTTCTATTAATAGTCATTTTTTTTATTAGTATTTATAGAAAAAAAACCATCTTTTTTAAAAAAGACGGTTTTAAAAATATTGATAATTTATTTTTTATTCTACTATCATATCTGAAAAAATAAAATTTAAAGTTAGTTTAATAGGATCACTTGATGTATGATCAAAAGTTCCTATTTTTAGTGAGGTTATTTTAGCATTTTTTAATCTAATTGTTTTTACTATTTTTTGAGAAGCATCATTTGTTTGAATTAAAATATTTGTCCTAGTAGCTAAATCAGGCATTGCTGTAGCTGTAAGAGGATCATAACACATCTTATACCATTTTTGTAAATCATCAAATACTTTCCATTGCTGATCTAACCTAACAGTAAGGGTTATTTTTTTATCCATCCCGTGGGTCATACTAGTTTTAGTTATTTTCATTCCTTTGAAAGAAATATCATAAGTTTCAACTGTATCTTCTGGTAAATCTAAATCTGCATCCATTCTTAAAGATATTCTTTCTCCGTTTCCTCCTCCAGGTATTCCTTCAGGAAAAATAACTTGATATTGGCTAGCTAATTGATCATCTCCTAAACCTAATATAATATCTGAAGACATTTTTTATTCCTCCGTTGTTTTTATAAAAATTCTGCTATAGTTTGGGTTTGACTTATTCTAGTAAGTCTAAGAGTTACAAACTGAGAGTTTGGAGTAATTTTAATATATATATCTAAAATAAACCTTCGTTGTTCTAATACAGCATCAGTGTTATTATTTTCATCACATTGGACATATATTTCTCTTACTAAACCCAAACTAACAATTGGCTCCAAAAAAGCCTGTGTCATTAATCTTGCTTTAATTCTATGAGGTTCATCATTTAATTTAAATTCTTGTTTCCTTAAAACTTGTCTAGTTACATTATCTATTATATAATTATATAATCTTCTTGTTCCTATAAAACTTGTATCACTATTTGAGACTTGTGCTGTTTTGTCTCCATATACCATAGGACCATATACTAGATCATAAATAATAGGGTTTATTTGACTTTCATCTAATATTTGAAGATCACTATTAGTATAATCGTTTTCCATTTCTAAAATTATCCAGTCATCTAATTGACCACCATGATTATTTTCATCTATTCCTGCAGGAGACAAAGCATCATAAACATCAGCCATTAAAGCATATTTTTTTCCTATTGATCCAATATGAGAAATCCAAGCACTAGAATTATTATATATATCTTTAATTCTGGCCCAATTGGTATAATAAGATATATTATCAGAATCTATTAAATTTTGTTGTCTATATTCTACTGCTTCTTCTGCATCTTTGCCAAATGGGATAATAGTTAAACCGTGTGCATAAGGTTGATAATTTTGAATTATATTATTTATAGTAGAATCAAATCCTCCTAACACATCCATAAATATCTTGGCTTCATACTTGTTAGGATATTTAAAATAGTCCCAAGATGAATTAATATCAGAATCTGTAGGAGTTGAACCTCTAGAGCCTCCTTCTAATTCTACATAAGCAGTTCCAGATAAATTATGAGAAGTTACAGTAGTATTTTCATTAACTTTAGGTATTAAATAAGGGTCATCATCAAAAACATCAAAAATATAAAGAGACTTTCCAAAATTATCTTTTATTTTTTGTAAAGAATAAGTGTATTCTGTTAAATATGAATACCCTCCTGTTACTACTTTATATAAACTTAATTTGAAAGTATTTAAATCTAAAGTTTTAATTTTAACTGCCAAATCATCTTCATATGGAGAAGCAGCAAAGAAAGAATGTGATATTTCTCCTGAACTTACCCCATAGTCCCACGTATTATAATTCCTTCCTGATTCAAAAGCAGTGACAGTTCCTGAACTGATATCTACTCCACCCCAAACAGCATCATCAGCATATGCACTAGATATCCAACAAGGAGCAACTTTACAAAAAGAAATTGCTTCAAAAACAGAATAATAAGTAGCTGAAGGGTTTCCAAAATATAATAAAACATCAGCTTCACTTTGGCATTTTACAGGTTTTTTAGGCCCTTTAGAAGAAATAATTACCATAGCTCCAGTTTCATCTGTTTGACCTGTTACAAACCCTGAATAATCTCTTTCTATTACTTGAAGTCTATATGACATACTCTTACCTCTAACAATTTTCTTTTTTTATTAGTCTTTTTTTAATACATTAAATTTAAGTCATTCTTAAAACTAAAACTTTTGGGTATTGCTCCCATTTTTCTAATATTTTAGTTTCTAATTCTGAAGCCCTTGCTTTTAAAGCATCAGCATTAATACTTAATTCTAAATTAGAGTCTGAAACTATACTTGCCGTATCTGCTAAATGATACAATAATTTAGCTTGGGCTAGTTTAATTACATCATTTTTAAAATTATATTTCACTTGGTTATCAAAATCATTCCCGTATTTAGCCCAAGTAATGTTTACTTTTCCTGATGAATTTCCATAAATATATACTTTTTTGTTTTCATAATCTACATTAAAATTAAAATTCATAAAAGCATTGTTTAAAGATTGCATTTGTTGTAATTGAGTTAGTTTTTGATAATTTAAACCATTGGGATTATAATATCTTTGATTATACGTTCCACCACTTAAATTTATTCCAGTTAATTGGTATCTAATAACATCCCAAAAAGAAGTACCTGTACTAGCTAAAAGTCCTTTTTCTACTACCCTTAAATCCAAAACTCCAAAAGTTGAAGAATCAGGAAAATCCAATATTAATTGTTCTGAAAAGGAATATTCTTCAAACTGTTTAAGAGGAAACCTTGTAAAATATTCTCGCATAGCAGGAGCAATACATAAATCTTTAATTTGAGAGTCTGTTAAAAGAATATTGGAGGAAGAAGGATAGGCCAAAACAGATTTTATTTGATTTAAATATGTGTTGGAAATTAAAATATCTTCTATTATAGTTTCTGGACTTATAACTTGAAAATACTCCCAATTATCCTCTACTAATACACCATTTACTGAAGCTTCCCAAATTATTTTATATCTTTTGGAAATTACAGCAGTAACAGGAATTTCATAAGTAGCAGTATAATATCCTGTTGATACTTTATTTCCTGAACCTGTAGTTAAAACAGTTTCTTCAGGATCTAAAATAGTATATGTAGGAATAGAATCAGGGTCAACAGCAGGACCATTTGTATATAGCCTAAAAGTTACATCTAAAGTAATAGTTTGTCCTGGAATTCCATATTCTGTATTTTTAGGATTATTTGCCATTTTTTTTTCTCTTCTTTAATCAAAATCTGCTATTGGTCTAGATACTGGGTTTTCAACTACATTTAAAGTTTTAGAAAATTTATTTTGTAAAGAATTACAATCAGCTATAATTAAGTATGTTCCTTGTAATTCAGGAGTATATGTATAATAATAAATACCACTATTGTCCATTTCTTGCATTAAATAGGGGCCTTCTGTTTGATCTAAAGGATTAATTATAGTAACATAAACATCTGATAATCCCGAAGTATAATTTAAAGCAGTATAATAAATTTTATATGGGACACCTGTATAAATCATTTATGATAAATAACCTCCTTTTATATTTATTAATGATACTTCAGTCCCTCCCCACATATATCTTTCATGTACATTTAAAGTTTCTCCTCTGCAGAATGAGTATGGGATTGCCAAAAAGAAGGAGATTTAATAGTTACAACCATTTTTATTTATTAGTCTTATAATTTTTTTTGTAATTTTAAAATATTATTTTCTAAATACGTATTAATTTTTTCATTTGTGTGTTTTGCATTTTCATCTTCATAACAAGTAGTTGGCAAGTAATCATCATTATATGCTCCAAATAAAGCTTGACAAACTGCATCAGATACGTCTTTTGCAAATAAACCACAAGTAGAAGTTTCCCAATCTCCAATATATCTATTATTTGTAGTTCCTTTGGGGTGATCTATTTTTTCTTTTTTTCCTTCATTTCGTGTTCTTACTAAACAAGTTAAATTATTTTTTAAGAAAATGTTCTTACCACTTTTAATTAACTGATTACTTAAACAAGTTAAAAAAAGCTGATAAGGACTTAAATCTGTATCCACTGATTGTTTTTTCATTATCACTCCATGTCTTTCAAGAAATTGCCTTTGAGATTCACTTTCAAAAGTATCAGCGAATACTCCTTTTACATAAACATTAGCATTTTTAATTATATCTACAATAAAATAAAAGGGAGCATCTAAATTAATTGCTGATTGTTCAGCTCCTATAGGAAAACAAAAATCAACTACATATATAGTTTCTTTTTTTTCTTTAATCCACTCCTTATGCAACATACAAAACCCCATTACGTCTCCTTTTAAAGAATAAGCAGTATCAATTCCAAAATATCTAGGTTCTTTAAATGCTCTATTTATAATATATTTGCCATTAAATTGTTTAGAAAAAAATATATTTTTTAGTTTTTCCCATAGTAACTCAGAAGGTAAATCTGAAGCTTCAGCTAATACTATTCCTTCTATATTTTTTAAAGTAGGGTTATCAAACATAAAATTAATATATTTAGTATCATTTATAAATTTGTTTTCATTACTAGTAGGCCTTCCTGCTATATTTTTAATAGATCTAATAAGTTCTGCAGGATCTTCAAATCTTTTTTCTAAGTCAATAGGAACATTTATTATTAAATCAGATGGAATATTTTCTAAATCTTGTATATTATTTACCTTTTTAGCCGGAATATTTCCATTTCCTGTAATAACTTTAAAAGTTTTTCCTGTTTTTTGCCATATAGGGTACAAATGAGGCCTAACATCCCACCTGGCATTCCATTGAAAATATACTTTAGGCTCAAACTGTAATTTTTCTATTATGTGTTTTTCTATTAATGAATCAGCATAGTTTGCAGAAGTATCTAAATAAGTAAAAGCTAAAAATTTATTACCAACAGTAGCTTCTATTCTTTCACTTATATCTGTATAAATTCTATAAATTCTTTCTTCAGTTGCCCCAGCATATTCTATAAAATAAGAAATTTCAGAAATATAAGCCTGTAAAGCGTCTGCCCCAATAAAAGATAAAGCATCATCATTACCTAATTGAATTTGTAATCCACTAGACAATGTTATTTCTCCTGTAGTAGCTGACTTACTCCAAACTATTTTATAAGGTCCTTCTTTTTCTTGTCTTTCTAACACTTTATCTTTATTGTCTACTTTTACAAATCTTTTAGAAGATTGTAAAATTTTATATAAAGGTTGCAAATAAATTTGTCTTGTTTTATCAAATTTAAAAGAAATTAAATAAATAGCTAATTCAGTTAAAGGAGATACTCCATAATATAAAGCGGGTTCTCTTAAACAATGAAAAAAAATTATAGTATATATCATTAAAAGCCTAGCTAAAAAAGATTTCCCTAATCTAGTTGCCCCATATAAACAAACTTTATAATTAGGAGGATCAGCTTTTAAAATATCTATAAATTGTTGTTTTACTACAGGATATATGCTATCTATTACTTTTTGAGATAGCCATTCTTCTTTAGGGTCTAAAAACTGTTCCGGTGTAGGTGGAGGTATTTTAAAAATTATTTTTGTTAAAATTCTTTTTAAATCTTCTCTTGTGTCTTTATTTTGAAATAAAGAATATAAAATTTGTTTTTTTTCTAAAGGAATAGAATTATAATTTTGATCTAAAAGTTGTTGAATATTTTCATCTAATAATAAAGACATAAAATTTTTACCCCTCTTTTATTAGTTAAAAAAAGAAAAACCTTTTTTAAAGGTTTTTCTTTTTAAATATGAATAAATTTTAATTACAATGACTTTGTTTTTTGTTCTATTAATTCTTTTTTATTCATTTTAGTCACTGTAATATATTGATTTTTTTCTGTTTTTGTTGTGTACTTTTCTACTATTTCTTTAATTTCTTTTTTATCCAAAGCTTCTACTTTAGATTTTACTATATTTACTATATTAATAAAATCATCAAATGGAATATTACTAGCAATGGCTTCTATATTATAAGTTGCATTTTTTCTTCCTTCACTTAAATAAACTTTTTTTTCTATTTCGGGAAAATAATAAATTTTTCCTGAATAATTTTGAATTAATATGTTTTTAATAACTGTTTCTTGTTCTTCTAAATATTCTTGAATAGTTTTAATTTTACTTAAAAGAAAAACCAAATCTTCTTCTTTTTTAATTTCTCCTTTTTCAAATACTCTTAAATCTTTAAAAGTTTCTTCAATAAATTGATTTTTTAAACACATAATTTTTCTTCTTATTTTAAATTTTTAATTCTTTTTGCTTTTCTTTCTAAAAATTTCACGAATTAAAATTTCATTTTCTAATTCTTGTTCAGATTTAAAAAACCCTTTACTTTTCATAAAATTTATAAAAGGAATTTTCATTTTTTCTCTTCTATATATTATTGTACCTGGAGTAACCCCAATTAAACTTGCTATTTTCTTTATTTCCATTTTGAAATATAAACCTATTAATATTTTTTTGTTGATTTCATCTTTTTGAGAATTTATAAATTCTTCAAATAAATTTTCTATTTCATTTTTAAAAAATTCATCTTCCACTCCAATTTGTGTAGGCAATACTTCTTCTTTTTCTTCTATTACTTCTTTACTTTCTCTATTAAATTGATTAATTTCTTTTTTAAATTCGCAATTATTATAGGCAGTTATAAAATCAACTGCAATACTTCCTAATTTGAAATTTTCATTTATTTTTTCTTTATTAACGTACTTTAATGCTTTTAAAAAATATTCATAATTGTCTTGCATTAAATCTTCCCATTCTAAAGCAGAATCTTTTAATCTTCCTTGATATTTGGAAGCATAGCTTTTAATTAAGGGGCTATACTTTTCAACTAATTTTTTTACTTCTTCATTTTGAATTAAATTAAAATCTTTGTTATTCATACTTTTTCTCCTTATATAAATTTTTTTAAAAAATAATTCCTTATTATTTATGATACATTATAGCCAATTTTTCAAAAATTTCCAAAAATCTTTGCAAATTTTTGCAAAATTTTTGAAATTTTTTAACTTTCATATCAACAATATAATAAAAATTTTTTAAAATGGCCCTTCTTTTTGCAAAATTTTTAAAAAATTTTAAAAAAAAGCCTTTTAAGCAAAAAGCTTAAAAGGCTTAAAAATTTTAAAAAAAAATATTTTTTTATAAATTAGTTAACTGAAGCAGTCTTGCAAATTTAGAATTTATAAGAAGACTATCTTCAATTGTAGCGAAAGTACCTTGTGTGTGCAAGGTAGGTAACGTTAACTGTGCCGTTATTTCTGTTAATACCCCAAAGACCATAGAAACATCTAATCCTTCTTCAGGGTTCTTATACAACAATAATATTTCATTATTGGCAACCAAAGCAGAATCCGCTGGGCAAGCAAAAACAGTTATATCAGATAAGGTACCTGCCTTATATACACCTGTCCTTGGTTGGGTATTATCATCTTTCCATAAATCATGTTTTTTCATATATACTAAAGCCTTTGAACCTGCTATGGCTCTGTTAACTACGCCTCGTTTAAGGTCATCATACAGAGCCGCCCCCACTTCACCAATAGCAGAAAGCAATTTCTGAGCATGGGCTTTATCTGATATTTCACCTTCAGCAGCAAAATCTGTATTAAAAGTAGCTATAGCATTATTTTTTGCTACTTCTTTTAATCTTGCAATTGCTTTGTAATCTCGAGATTTAGCATGCTCATCACCTACAGCACCTATCAGCAAATCTTCAGCTTTCCCTAAACCAGTGGTAGCCATCATTACTCGAGTCATTTCAGAAAAATCATATCCTAAAGGATACGGGCGAGCATTAAATCTTTTCTTAACAACTGAAATTCCAACTGTACCAAACTGAGAATACAATGCAGAATCTTCTGAATTCCAGTTATATACTACATAAATAGCTTCATTAGGTGCAGAAGCAAAATGTAATACTAAATCTCCTGTAGTATAATCAATAGTGTTAGTACCTGTTAAATAACCACTAACAAAAGGAACTATTGTATTGTTTCCATTATCAGCTGCTTTTACTGCTCCTCCCACAACAACTCTTAAAGTTCCTGGAACAATAGGTTTAGATGTAGAAATCGTTACGCTGTAACTAGTAGATGAACCAGTAGTACTTACTGTATCAGTTACCTGTTCACCTGCATAGTACATATTAATATTTTCATATAACTTACTTCCAGCTGTTGCACCTCTCAATGCCTGTTCATAAGTCATATCAATATAGAAAAACGCATCATCTGTAGAAGTTAAAGGGTATTCAGTAGCAAATTCTCCTCTATTACTATTAGCTACCCCTATTCTAACTACTTTTAACAAGTTTTCAGGTTTCATTGAAAAAGTAGAAGCAATAACAGTTTCTTTCAAGCTTTTTAAATAGTTATTTTGATTCTGAATTGCTATGGCTGTTTCTCTTGCTTTTTCAGGAGATTCCTGATATAAAGATAATAACCCTGCTCCTACTTCTGTTCTTGCCCATTTTTCTACTAACCTATTACCTAAAGTTTTCCGTCTAGCCAAATTATTGGCCATTTCTTCTTGTAAAAAATCTTTTCTTCCATGCATAATAAAAATACCTCTTTTTTATATATAAAGTTTTTTTAAAAAAACATTATAAGCTTTTTTAGCTTATTTCCTATTTCCTAACCATCTAGGTCTAACTTCTTCTTTTTCCTTTATCAGGAAAGCTTCATTTTTAGTTTCTTTAAATTTATGTATTTTTTCAGCCGCTTCTAACAAAGATTTTGATTTTAAAATAATAGGCTTAACATCTTTTAAAGCTGGTGTCTTTTTAACTGCTTCTTTATATAATGCCACTATTCGGCGTTTTTCAATACTGCTAATTGATTCTTTTTTCTTAGTTTTTGTTTTTTTATTTTCTGCTATTTCTTCTTCATCTTCTTCATTTATATCTTTATCACTACCATTTTCATCTTCATCTTCATCTTCATCTTCTAATGTTATTTCATCTTCTATTGGAATAGAAAATTCTTCTTCATCATCTTCTTCTAAAACCTTGTTTTCTTCATCTTCTACAGGTTCTACGATTTTTTCATTTTCTGTAGATTCTTCATCTTTTTTTTCATCTTTTTCAATTGGCATTTCTTCTTCGTCATTTGTTGGTTTGTCTTCTATATCTTCATCTTCTTCTATAACTTTTGTTTCCTGATCTTTCTCGTCTTCATTTTCTTTTTCATTATCTTCACTATCATCAAATTCATAACCTAATTCATTTTCCATTATATCTTCTAATTTTTCAATATGATTTTCAGCTACTTTTAATTTTTCTTTATATTTTTTTAACGTTTCTTTCAAAAATTGATTTTTATTAGCAAGCTCTGCATTTAAATTTTCCTGCACTTCTGCTTTTTCTATCTTCTTTTCTAATTCTGCTTTTTCTTTTGTTAACTGTTCTACTTGGGCTTTTAAATCTTCAATCTCTTTTTTCATTTCTTCAACATTACCTGCCTGTTCCGCAACAGCTTCAGCCTTTTTATATTTATTTTTTAATTCTTCCAAAGCTTGATTAGCTATTTCGAGTTCTTTTTTAGTGTCTTCCAATTCTTTTTTAACTTTCTCTAATTCAAGTTCTGCATTTTTCTTTTCATCTTCCAAAACTTTCTGAATTTCTTCTTCAGCATTTTTAATTTTTTCTTTTGAAGCTTCCATTTCATCTGGGATAACTTCTTCTAATTCTTTTAATGCTTTAATTGCTTCTAATTTATTAGGATTTTTCTTAGCTTCTGAAATAGCTATCCTAATCTGATTTTTTAAATTCGCTTCCTGAATTTTATCTAACATATTAAAACTTTCCTCCCCATTAAGGATATGATTTTTATTATTAGTACTAATATTTTCTTTTAATTTTTCTTTATCATTTAAAGATTCTTTGAAAGTTAAAGTATCTTCATTGTCTTCATTATTTTTTATTATATTACTTTCTGTGGCAAATACTTTTTGACTAGGATTAATAACAGCATCTCCTAATCTTTCTAATTCAAAAGTTTCAGGATTTACAGTTTTATTGTCTTCTAAAAACTCCCCAAATCCAACAGATGAAATACCTATTTTTCCACCTGCTTGAACAGTTTCTAAAATTAATTTACCCCAATTCCCTACTAAATACCAATCAGCTATTGCAACTTTTTCTTTAATTCTAAAATTTTTCCAAACTCCACAAATATCCTTTACACTCCCATCTGAATCTTCATTAGGATGATCAGCTAATGATAAAGAACCTTCAGCAATACCTGCTCTTAAAACATTTTCCCATAATTTACGAGGATAAATTCTTCCATTTTCATTTTCTTGAAATGTAGTAATAGGGACATCTTTTAAAATTCCCTTAACAGGATAAGTATTACCTTTAGATTCTACCAATTTATCATTAGAAAAAGTTTCAATTGAGATTGAATTAAGTGGAATAATTTTAGATTCAATTAATAATTGTTTGTTTTTTAAAAATGCTTTTTCTTTTAAAGTCATTTCTTGTACCTATAATTTTTATAATTCTTTAGAATTGAATATATCTAATATTTCTTGCCTAAGTGTTCTTAAATCTAAAGAATATAAAGGAAAATCTTTTTCTATTTTTAATATATCTTCACCATTTTTAATTAAAAAAATATTAAAAATTACTTTTGACTTTGTGTCTTCTATAAACATTTTTAATTCTAAATTATATTCCTCATTATTTAAATTTTTAACAATAAAAACTACTCCCCCAACAGGAGTTGTAGTAATTTTCAATATCTTAAAATTTAATATTGGTATAATTTTTTTAAAAACATCAAAAAGCCATCTTTTTTTAAAATCTGAATAATCTTTTAAAAAAAGATTTTCTGATTCTGTAAATTTATTATATTTTTTCATGGTTGTTCTCTTAAGATATTTTTTTATATAACTGCCTCAAAAAAGTTTCAAAATATTTTTGAGTTTGTATATCCATTTTAGTAAATAATAAAACATTAAAAAGATTTAAAACAGCAGTCACCAACTTTTCTGCTTTTATAGAAGATAAATCGTTTTCTCTACATATTTTTATTAATTTTTTATAAACAAATTCTATATCCGAAGAAAGTTTTTCTTCATTATCATTTGTCTCATTAAAAATTTGTTCTTTATATTTTTTCATTTCTACCTCTTTTTAAACATAATTTATAAATAAAATATCTAAATTTGAACTTGCAGATCCTGTATTAACTCTTGCCCAAACTGAAAAAGATAAAGGCAAAGGATATAAATAATTAGGATACCAAATTTCATTGTTTTCTATAATTAAAGGGCTGTTAGAAGAATCTATAGTAAAAGTTTTTGCTTCCCCTGAAGTTAATAAATTAATTTGAATTGAAGTTCCTGTTTGATTTTTTATGTATATTCCTTTAGGATATTTATAAACAACAGATGTTTCTTTTTTTTGGTCTCCTCTAAAATCAAAAGTATAATATTCTTCAGTTTCTACAATAAAAACATCTTTTAAATTTAAAGTTCCTGAACTGTTAAGTTCACTAGAAGTAAATGTTATTTTTTTATTTAACATATTATTACCAGTTATTTTTTGTTTATTAGTCTAAAAAAATAAAAATGTTTTTTTATTATTTTTTTAGAAGGGATATATTTTATTTTTAATTAAATAGCTTTTTAATATTTGTCTCATTTGTGGAATATAAAATTTGATAGCATTTATTATACCTTGTATATGTTTATCTAATAACTGTTCACCATTATGGTATTTATCCCAAAATTTTGGTTTTATGTTAGTAGGATAAATAGAACCATTTAAATTAGAAAGATAATAATTCATTCCTTGATAATGAAAAGCAGGTACATCAGACCATATTTGAATTTTGGAATTTAAAAGCAAATCTTCTATTGTTTTGTTATTAATTGTTTCAGGGTTAGTTTCTTTTAATTTTTTAAAAACATCAAACAATCTAATTTGAATTGTATATAAATTATCTTTTTGTAGTTTCCAATTAGAAGGAGTAACTCTCATTAAATTAAATTTGTCTTTATATCTTTCTGCAGGAGTTCTTTCTGTTACCCAATAAAAGTCTATATAATCTCGCTTCCTATTAACTTTAGCTTGAACAAGTTTAGAATGTTGAGAGGCACTCCCCATTAATTTATCAGTTTCTTTTTTAAATTTTTTAGTAAAATTAGAAATACCTTTATTTTGCATTAAATCTTTAAAGCTTATGTCTTCAATTATTAATTTAAGAAAGCTTTTTTTATTTTTATTCATATTTAATATAAGTATTTTTTTATATTTATTAATTTTTAATAATTATTTTTTGATTCAAAATATTCTTTAGGATTTATTTTAGAAAAAACAAATTTTTTTAATTTAGGATCATAAATATTCCCTTCAATCCAATTTCCTTTTTCCCACTTCCCACTTTTCCAAGATCCTTTATACCAAGTACCATTTTTCCAAATTCCTTTTTCCCAATCTCCATTTTCCCATTCTCCATTTTCCCAAATACCACTTTTCCAAGTACCATCTTTCCATACTCCGTTTTTCCAAATTCCTTTTTCCCAAATTCCGTCTTTCCAAATTCCTTTTTTCCAAATCCCTTCTTCCCAAAACCCATTTTCCCAAATTCCGTCTTCCCAAATCCCATCTTCCCAAATCCCATACTTACCCCAGGTACCACTTTGCCAAATCCCGCTATGCCAATATAATGTAGATCCTTCTATATCATAATTAGCTTT